ACGAATGTACTCGTTACGCTCCTTGGCGTGGAGGGCATACAAGTATGCCTCAGCTACAGCCAGCTTCTTGCTGCCTGTAGTTTCTTCTGCGGCCCTTACAAATGCGCTACCTGCTGCCAGACCCTCGTAATTTGTACCCGCGTCTAAATCGAGAGTTGCAACAGTCCGGGCGACTGGCTCGTATAGGCCTTGTGTCGCTGTGTCCACCTTCTCACCGACAACGCCATGGTACAGGGTCTCCTGTAGATATGGGTCCATGGCATCAGTGATCGTCGCGCCCTTTGAGCGCAGATCGTCAACAATCTGAGCTACAGGCAGGAACCTGTCTTGGAACCTTACAGCGAAACCGTCAGATATTTCCTTGGCCTTCTTGTCACTAATCAGTCCACCGAGACGAAGGATCTTGCTGAGAACCTGATATGACTTTGAGTAGACAATGTGGTCCTGTGTTTCCTGTATGCCAGCTACAGACATGTCCAGAGGAATAGAGGAGTAATCAGTCTGCTTCTTCTTTTTCTTGTCAAGCTGAGGGAAGAACGTCCTCACAGAATACAGCCCCTGACCTGACGGTGTCGGGCGATACTCAAGGGACAGAACAAGTGGTGGGGAGTTGTGGGTGGGGTTTACCCATTCCATGCGGATGTCACGATTTTGGATGCCGCCATCGGGTATCGCGACGACACCCGGCCCATCTTGATAGTCTTGCCGCTGCCACACGCGCATCATGTCGTAGATGGCCTGTGTAACGTCACCGTACTTACTGTTCTCAGTAAGTTCCATATCGTGGTCGCGCTGCTGGATGTGATACAGGCCGAAGTTGCCCATGCTTTCGATTGGCTTCTCTTCGCCGTCTTGACCGGCAAACAGATGCACACTCAGGAAACGCCGACCGTCCCTGATCATTCCAAACAGATATGGGTTCTTTACGGTCTCGCCGCGCTCACGCGCACGGAGCGCAATGGGGTTGGGTATGGGTTGCTGAGGCTTTGCCGGAGGCTCTGTAAACCTCGGGATGGCCGAGTAGTCAGGCTCTGATTTGACAAAGGCGTCATTGATAGCCCTGACAGAGGCGTCCTCTTCTGGAGACAGGTTCTCTGTGAAGGGGTCCTCTTCGTTGAAGAAGTCAATTAGGCCTGATTGCTCGGCGTTTTCTGTTTGTCGCTGGTCGGGACTTTGAACCCTTGACGCTCCAAAGCGGTCACTAGCTTCGCTAATACTTCTTCTGTATTGCTCTGCGGTGTCACCCCGATAAGATCCGGCTTCTTGGAGTTTTCTGATGCCTTCATTGGTATTTACCTCCTCTCCAAAGGGCGGGACAGCCAGATTGTATACCGCTATCTGATCTGCCGCCTGAGCAATATATAGTGCTTCCTCCAGATTGTCCACTATAAGGACATTGTCCAGATAATACTGGCTATCATCTGAGTTAAACCAGCCGCCCAAGAACACTTCTCTGTTTAGGAGGGAAGACATCTCTTTGGCGTTCTCGACATATTTTCTAAGAACGTCGAGGGGGATCTCCTGACCCACTATTAGTTCAGCAGACTTTATGGGCGCAACAACAACGCCGCTATCCGGGGTGCCAATCGGCACCGACTGACCAGACGGAGTTATGGTAAAGCCATCTGGGTTGTTTTTGATAAAGTCCTTGAGGGTGTTGAGGCCCTCAACGGCAGGGACAGAAGAGTAGTAGACTACTTCTTGATCTGATACTCCGGCCTCAGATGCTTTTTGCGAAGCTCGTCTCTGGTCAGAGGCGACTTCGGAGGCAACGTCTCCAGCATCTGGGTCACGAACTCGTCCATCCGGCTCAGTGGAACGTCCTGCAATATCGATTCGCTCTCGCTCTGAATCGGGGAGTGCTTCCGCGATTTCTGCATCTGTTGCTCCTTCTCTCCTGACGAGGGCGATTGCGCCATCGACATAATCGTTATCACCGCCAGCACCCTTGGACACGCCAAGAGAAGCCAGCAGTTGCTTCATAGGATACCACACGACAGCTTGGAAGTCGGCGGTATTGATGTCGTAGCCGCCGTCTTTCAATATCTCTCGCGACCTCTCAATGGTCTTGCGAATTTGCCTACGCTGAGTGCCGTTGCGTGGTGTCGCTTGCTCCTGAGGGCTAAGTTGCTTAGTCAGGGTGTCGGCTTTCTTGAAGATGTCAGTCTTCTCAGGGCGCTCTTCAAGATCTGGCGTGTTGCGCTTAGCCTCTTCAGATTTCCAGTTTATACCTCGCTCTGCCGCATATGCCTTGATTTTATCTGTATTGCGCGTGCTGGCGTTATTGAACTCTCTTTGGAACCTTTGATTAAGAAGAACAGCGAACTTTTCAATATTGGCGTCTGTGATAATGTCTATATTGTTGTCCTGCATCACCTCAGAAATTATGCGTGCCTCAAATTCGCTTTCTGGGCCTTCTCTCAAACGCTCAAGGATAATGTCCTTGTTCTTTTGAATATCGGCTGCCTTGGGCTGCTTGAATGGATCTCCAGTGATGTAGTTCCAAAGACGCATAAACCAAACGTCAGCAGTCAGTTTGTCGAAGTTGCCTCTCAGGTTCATGTAGAAACCGGCACCGATCTTCGGGCCAAACAAGAAGGCAAGCGGCATGCGCTCCGAAGCAAGCTCTCCACTCGGAACAGTGAGGCCAAACTCAACCACCAGAGGATGCTTTTTCATCTCCCCGACAGTGTGTTCCTGCATCAGGTATTCGGCGATCTCAAGGTCGCTAAGGCCTTTCTTGATCACGTTGCCGTTTTCGTCTTTTTTGTCAGCCTTGAGAGAGTTGTAAAAGGCGAAGGCGGACTCCATGGCCTTCACTCTCTCGCCATAGCCCTTGACTAGGAACTCGCCTGTCTCTTCCCAGTGATCAAGCTGCTCCTTGGCAGACTCAAAGTTCTCAATAACTGACATGCCGTTTGACGTGATCGCAAGCGCGAAGTCAAAGGCCGCCTCCATCTCTGGATCTGTAAGAACAGTTCTGTTCTTGCCCTGAGCTATAGCGATGTTATGGAGAAGCTCTTTCGATGCGCGTAGCTTTGCCTCATACCAGCCAATCGCACTTGCGTCGCGCTTGATTGCCGGTTCCGCAAACGCTGCGAATGCCTTGGCAATAAGCTCAAAGTCTTTCGGGTTGTCTGGGTCAAGAACCCTGTTGTTGCGCTCATGCTGCAAGAGTGCCAGCGCAACTTCTTTTTTCATTGTGGTTGGCTTGCCTTTTGCGTTCAGCTTGGGCGTGTGGGTGAATGGGTTGTCTTCATCTTCAGGCATTGCCTGAGGGTTGAGGTTGTTTTCTGCAAGACGATGAAGGCCAGCCAGCAGAGCGACCTCATCGTTGTATTTGAGGGACGACTTCTCCCTGCCAGCACGAAGCTCTTCTTTCTTCGGGGTGCGTATGGAGTCAGGCACCATGTCAACGAGTTCATCCGTAGGGATGCCCGACAGATCATCGGTCATGCTGTGCCTTGATTTGGCCCTGCCCTCTGCCGCCCTGTCACGAGTGGCCACCTTGCCGCTCTGGATGTTCTCAAAGATGGCGTCTGCACTAGCGAACCCATTCTGTGCGTGGATCGTCTGAACATTCGTGAAGAAGTTGACGATACGCTTGAACAGGCTAAGAGGCTTGGCGGTGACCTTCAACTTGCCATCGGCCCAAGCGCGGAACATCTCGGCCACAGCCTCTTCTGTGACCCTCTCTTCATACTGCTGAACAGTTTCATTCGGGCGCTTGCCGTTGAGGCGACGTGCCCGGTCCATGAAGGTGTAATCACGCTGGACTTGCTCGCCATCTTTGATCGCAACAAACTTACGCTTGGCAGCGGCCTTGCTGAGTGTTGACCACTCTGCCTCGGTAAACAGTTCGATGTCCCTCAGTGCGTGGATAACCTCGTGGTTGAGGACGCCACGCAGCTTGTCCAGCCTCTGAGCTTCGGTGAGGCTTGGGTCGTAAATATCCATCGCAAGGGCGATCAGCTTCTTGCTTGGATTGTACGAGCCTTGAACGGTGACAGGGCGGCCAGTCTCTGGGTTTACCGCGCCCACCTCAATTTCAGGCAGGCTGGTGTCGAGCTTTACATCGGCACCGACAATCTTCTTCAGATCTTTCTTGAGTTGAGCAGCAATCTTTTGCTGCTTCTTCTTATACTCTACGCGCTCTGGCGCTCTCTCTGCGGCAGCAGCGGCCCTGAGTGCAAGGTTGGCTTGCTCTTGCGTGGTTGTCTGCTTTGACAGGTCACCAGCAGCCTCAGTGCGCGACTCGATTGTATCGATCTGCCGCTGCACATTTCTTGCTCGCGCCTCTGCCGCAAGAATGGATTTATCAATCTCATCTGCCTGCCGCTTGATTTCGGTCAGGTTATTTTCATCCTCTGGGGTGGCCTTCCACTCATTGAGGATTTTGTCCTGTAGTACCTTTTGTTCCTCTTTGAGCTTGCGAAGCTCCTCAAGTCGCTTCTTTGTGGACGCAACGTCCTCTTTGAGTGCCAGCGTTGGGTCTTGGGCCACTTCCTCTTCGGTAAGCGCGGTGACACGCGACGAGTCGGCCTGACGCGCAACCCTGTTGACGATCATCTCGTCCCTGATTGCCTCTGCAACACTGGGGGCTACCTTATTACCCTTGGGGGTTTTGGCGGCTGCTCGGATCGTCTCTACTGTGGCTTCGCCATCTCTTTTAACGGCCTCTACGGCTGCGTCGTACTGAGCCTGAGAGAACTTCGGCTTTACTGCCGCCCTATCCTCTCTCTTTGCTCGTGCGGTGCCGGATTGCTGCGCCTGTATGGTGTCGCCGATATCGTTTAGGCCAAGATCCCTAAGCTCTTGGGGTGTGGTCATGGCAGCATTCGGGTTTACACCCATGACAGAGCGTGCCTGACGAACCTGAGTCTGAACTTCATCGGGCAGCTTGTTCATCGGGAAGGTTCTGCTTCCCGCGTCGATCTTTTCTTTTTCTTCTTGGTCTTTAAGGTTCTGCTTTTCCAGATCCAGACCCTGACGGGCAACCTGTTTCTCGGTTTCTATATCCTCGTCAACCTGATCGCGCAGCTTTCTCGCAGCTGAGATGTCACTGTGTATCTCCCTCTTAACGTCAACGAGATCGGTCTCCACCTGATCTCTGACCTTAGCGGCTTCTTTTGCGTCATAATTGTCTACAGCTTGGCTTACACCGCGAACAGTACCGCCGACCAGACCAGCGGCGACGGCCACCTCATAGTATTCGCGCATTGCCTCTTCACTGGTTAGATCTTTACCAGCCTGCATGCGCTCCAAAACTGTTTGCCCGACTTCGGTTGGCACCTCGGCTGCGGTGCCAACAGCCACACCCTTTGCGGATCTGGTAAACAGACCCCCGCCCCTGATAAGGGCTGGAGTAGCAATGGATCCAATCAACAGTCTGTCTGCGATCAAGTCCAAAGCAGACTGAGGTATGGATGTGAGTGCCGCAATGCCTTCGTTGACCTCTTCTCCCGGCTGAAGCATGTCTTTTTGGGCTTCACGGTTCATTCCATAGAAGAAGGGAAGGTTTACAGCAAGACCACCAGCGACACCGCCGAGAACCGTTCCAAAACCGGGCATGATAGCGGTTCCGATTGCTGCGCCCGCCATGCTGCCGCCAAGCGTAGAGCCAAGCTGAGGGGCCTGTTCCGCGAGGGTTTCACCAAAGAATGTGAGGCCGCTACCGACATCTTTGACATCGTCAAGCCGCGTTGCGTATTGCTCTTGTTCTGCAAGCTGTTGCTTGTTGGTCTCGACTACGCCTTCGCCAAATTCTTCAAGCCAGTCAATGCCAGTTACTGTACCAGCGCCTTCAAGAGCCGAACCAAGGCCAAGCTGAAGGGTGTCAACACCACGCGAAATACCGCGAGTGAAGAAGTTTCCTTCACCAGTGTCCTCTGTCTGGATTAGGTCGGTGCTTTGATCGCCCTGAGACGCCAGATAATCTTGGATGTTTTTCTGTTCTTGAGCGTTTGGCTCTGCACCCGAAATATTGACCGGGTATACAATTCCAGATGCGCCCCTAGCGTAATAGGTAGGCATGTTTGCTCCTTACGATGCTGGGGCAGACAGGTCTGGGACGTTTCCTCCACCACCGACTGGCAGACCACCTATGGCAAAGAGGCGTTGCGCCTGCGCTCTTAGAAGGTTTGCCCTTGCCGGATCGAGGGCGTCAAGCTGTCTTGCCTCAGCCTCTAGCTTTACAGCTGTGCTGAGTGCCTCATCTGCGTCTAGGCCGCTCGTGCCTTTCGCCTTTGCCAGCTTTGACCGGGCGTTGATCAGGTCAATAACGCCCTCTTGATAACGCTCTTGTGCCTCACGGAATGCTGTAAGCCCGCTGAGGCCAGCTTCACCGGCTGCACCAAGAAGTGTTGGCTCTTTAGAGGACATCAAGGCAAGGCCAGCTTGTGCCAAAGCAAGCCACTTGTCGGAATCTCGATTTTTCTCAAGGCTATCTTGCAGCCTTTGTATCTCCCCTGACAGGCCGCCAGCCTCTTCGGATGATCCAGTGCTGCCAGCACCCCCTGTGGCAGGAGGGGTTTGCCCACCAGAAGAGGGTGGGGTCGCAGGTGCAGTTGAGGCGGTGCCCAGATCATCACTGTCTCTAAGGCTGGCTTCATAAGCGGCCCTGTCTCCGGGCTGCTCTGCCATTCTTTGGCCAGCGGCATAAGCCTGATCAGCGGCTTGGGTCGCAGCGGCGGGGTCTTCGCCCTCTTCAGTCATCTGAGTAATAGCGTCGGCTGCTGCCTCTTGAGCTTGTATCTCGCTAACCACCCCAGCCATGCCCGGTGCGTTACCAAGAGATGGCGTTAGCAGTTGACGGTCAAGCTGAGACTCTGGCGCATCAAGGGAGTCTGGGCGAGTGCGCTTTTCACGATACTCCCTTGGTGTATCAAGCTGAGATGGAGGAATGCCGCTTTTAATTCCTCTTGCTATATAATCCTGATACATCTGACTTGCTTCGGTAGCCTTATCAGCCTCTTGATCTTTAAGTTCTTGCTGATAAGCGGCCCTGTCTCCGGGCTGCTCAATAACCCTGCTTTCCTCAATGTCTGCCCGTGTCGGGTCAAGTCCCAAAATAGATCTGCCAGCTGGCCCAAGCAATGTGTTAGGGGCACCCGGTGCATCATCGTCTACAGGCAATCCAAACATCTCTAGTGGATATTGGAAAAATCTACTTGCTTGATCAGAGAATGACTGAGACTCACGGTCTTCCTGCATTTGATCAAAGATCTCTTGCGGCGTTTTGACTTCCGTCATCTCTTGACCAAGAGTTGCCGCCCCCGCAGATGGAACAATAGCTTCGCCCACTGCGTCTGCCGCCCCAGCCAGATTTGTCATAATCTGATCAAACACTCCCGGCTCATCGCCCAAGCGAGAGCGCACATCAGCCACATAGCCAAACTGAGATGGATCTTCTAGTTTGGCGGCACCGCCGGGACCAACATTGTACGCCGCCAGAGCGCGGTCATCGTCATCAAAGTGAGATCTCATGGCGGTCAGGTAGTCTGAGGTAAATGCGGTTGAACGCTCTGGATCCTCAAGACCGGCATCGATTAGGTCCTTGTTCGCCTGATAGGCCTCGGCAGCCGTAGCATATTCCCGACCCTCACCGATGTTTGCGGCAATCTCAGGAAACATGGATGTCACGCCATAACCCGGCATCAATGCCGTGCTGGGCCTGATCTGACTGATCCCCACCTCATCAAGGGAACCTCTTGCCATTGGGTCGCCGCCACTCTCTTGTGCAATGAGGGCGCGAAGAAGGGCTTCTGTCGGTCGCCCTTGGGCGTCAAACAGGCCTCCTCTCGACATTTTGACTGCGCCACCCTCGTTGAATGCGTATGGCAGATCTCTGGATCCGCCCTTGCCGCCGCGCGAAGACATCATTCTATTTGCTATCCGCGGCCTTGGTCCGCGATATCCGGGCTGCATAAAGGCTGGAACCCTGCCTAAGAACATATCTGGGTTAGGTCTGGCAATCTCATACATAGGCTGGATTTTTGCAATTTCAGGCAGGCCAGTTTGCGAGGGACCGCTTATGTCCACCCCGAAACGCTCCTGAGCCATACCCTCAACCTCATCAAGGAACGGCTCGACACCTTCTGACACCTTGCCAGAAAGCTCCTGACCAAACTGAGCCAAGCCACCAGACCTCATAGCCTGAGCCATGTTAGAGCCAACGGCATTTTGTGCCATGGTACTTTTTGGTGCCATGGCCTCGGACATGCCAGCAATGCCACTGTTAGGGACACCGGCAGCAGAGACTGCCTCTTGTGCGACTGTCTGCTGTTGTGCTGCTTCGCGCTTCGCGAAGTCATCCCGCATGCGCTTTCGACGCTGGATCTCGCTCAGAACAAGAAACTGCGGAGCGGTGCCGGATGGCATCTGCATCTCACGGACCAGTTGCTGCTCGGAAAAATCCTTCAGCTTATCCTGTACGTCGATAATATTCATGCTAGATCCCCTGAATGCCCTTATAGAGGCCTAGTGCAGAAATTCCAGTACCAAGAAGCTGCTGCACAGGGTTATATGATTGAAGTTTTGTAGTCTCTGTCGAGGGCTGCACAGGCACACCTCTAAGAATGGATGACAGGAACTGTAGCTGTTCGCGGGGGTAATCCCGCTGACGAACAAAATCCTCATAGGCAATATCCAGTCCAGCCTGATCTTCGCGCTGAATGTCACGGCCCACTTTCTCAAGCATGGCCGCTGCCTCGACATCGCCCTCACGGGCCAGCTTGCCGAGTGCCGCTAGGTTGCTTGCTTGGCTGCCTGCCATTTCGGCGGCACCAAGGCCTAAGCGTTCTGCGGACTCTCTGGCGGCCCTGTCCCTCTCAAACTGTTGCTGTGCCTGTTCAAATGCCTGTTGCTGCCCCGAAGCCTGTATTTCTGCCAGCTGCCTGCCCAGTGTTTCTTGAGCCATTCCCTCTTGCACGGCAGCCCTGCTGCCTCCGAAAGCCCCGGCTTGCACTGCTTGTGCGGCCCTGCCTGCGCCTTGACGTTGCGCGTCGAGAATAGCTCTTTCTTTTTGGACATCTACCACCTGCTGCATGTAAGGAGACATATACTGCTGTGCTGCTGCGCTATCAAACTGACCAGCCTGATAGCCCATGCCCTGTAGTGCGCGGCCAAGACCAGCAGTTGTCGCGGCCTGAGCCTCGGGTATCCCCGCGATGCCCCTGCCAGCAATATCCCTGATCTGCTGCTGTGCGCCTGTAACGTCCTCACCAGCGCGAGCAAAGCGACTGCCCTGATAAGGCTCATACTCACGCTTCGACTCTCCCTCTGTGCGCTCAAGAAGTCGCTCAAAGTAAGGCCTTACATATTTTGGTAGATTGGTTTGAACAACCGTTTGATCGGTTGGTTGTGGTGCGCCACCTTTACCCATTATCTAGCTCCATTCTGTAGGCTATGTACTCAGGCTCCCAACCATACTTGCCTAAGTATCTGCCCCATGCCTTTCTGCCGTAACCCTCTAAGTGCTGGCAATCAGACTTTTTAGCATACTCCTCAATCGTGCTGAGGACCAATGGCAGCCATTCTGCCATTCTGGTGCCGCCAACCCAGTCCAAAGCCATGGCTCTTCTGCCGGGATATTGTATGATTCGGGTCGTGATAGCGGCGACCACATCTTTGTCTTCTAACACCAGCCAAAGCCCCAATAGGCCACTGTCGATGTCTCTATAAATGTCATCGATGTGGAACTTCCCTCCAGAAGTGCCCACCGACTTGTTCAAAACCTTTATCACGTCTCCCCAGACGATACCCAGAGCATCTCTGGGAACTGCTGTAAAAATCATGCCGGAAGCATCATCCCCTGTGGTACCTGTTCTGGCTGCTCGGCCATGCCCGTCCTCATCTCACGGACACGATCCATCATTTCATAAAGACTCTTCGCGCCCGCGTCAGACGATCCGTTGCCAAGGCCACTAACCACGTCCGCAGGAACGATAAACTCACCATCGGAAAGTACAACGTCTTGCTCCCCCTCCAAGGTTGCTGGGATCATATCGTCCATGCCGTCACCGACACCATTCACCATGCCTTCATCGACCATGGCGTTTTGATCAAACTCGCCGCTTTTAACGCGCTCAACCAAATCCCTCAGAGCCTCTTCTCCATAACGTGACAAGAACATCCCCAAAACCCTTTCAGGCTGCTCAGACTGGCCCTTGATTGCCTTTACAGCACTGGAAATAAGCTCTTTGTCATTCGGGCCGGTCATTTCACCGCCTTCTTGATACCTCAGCGCAGCAAGACCGCCCTCAGCCTTGCCGGTTACCCTTTGATACAATTCAGGATATTCTTCAGCGAATAATTGTTTGGCTGATTCTTTGGCTGCTTTTCTTCCCTCAATGTCCATGCCGGAGCCGCCAAGGCCAAGAATCCTAGCTATAACGCTGTCGTCTTCTATTTCCTTCTTTCTTTTTTGAGCCTTTTCATCATCGATAAACATGGATGTGAACTCATAAATGTCTTGCATTTTTTTATTGGCCATTTCCCTTGGCGATATCGGCAGGGCCATCTGCCCACCCTTCTGCATTGGCTGGAAGAACCTAAACTCAGGATCGATACCGGGGCGATAGTCCGGCCCCGGAGTCATCATCCGACGCTTGGCAGCCTCTGCCTCTGGGATGTCTGGATAGTCGTCTTCGTTGAAATCCATTTTGGGGGGCTTTGTTGCCTCCATAAGAGCGGGGACCCCGACAGCGCCAATAGTGAATGGGTTTTTGAAGGCTCCCATGGCTCCACCTACCCCTGTGGTGGCTGCATCTGTGGCCGCTTGTGCGCCGGTTATGGCTGTGTTGGCAGACACAGGGCCAGCCGATGTAATCATGTTTTGACCAAGGCTCGAAGACGCGACATTGCCAGCGGAGCCAAGAAGCTCTGCTTGAGGAAGCGCGTCTGCCGGATTTGCGGTTCCGCCCATAGCGCCACCAAGAGCCTTGCCCCCAAAGTAAGACAAAAGGCCTGTGCCGACCGCAGTTCCAAGGTCGTCGCCCTGAAGCAGGCTGCCGAGGCCAGAACCCAATGCGCCAGCCAAAAATGGGGTCGCTGCCATCCCCGCGCCAAGCATGCCAGCCCCAGCAAGGCCGGAGCCAGCCAATCCAAGTAAAAGTGGTAGGGCCATGTCTTACTCCTCAGAGTGCTTCGTATTCTGTACGAGCGTCGAATGATGGGCAGGCTTTCTCAGAGAAGTCTCTATGCCCGAAGATTTGTGCATCTGGATGGCGATCAAGGATTCCCTTGAGGAGCGTCTCCAGAGCGTCCTTCTGGGGTCCGGTGCGTGTGTCTTTAGGATCTCCATTAGCGTCAGAACCACCAACGTAGCAAACCCCGATGCTGTCAGAGTTATGCCCACGGCAATGAGCGCCGGAAGTCGCCTCATCGCGACCAGCGTGAACCGAACCGTCCAGCTCAACCACCCAATGATAACCAATATCACTCCACCCACGCTCTTGCGTGTGCCAGCGTTTGATCTCCTCGGTCTTCACATCGCGGCCTTCTGGGGTGTCGGCGCAATGAACAATAACTTTTTTAATCTCCCGCATATCCTTCACCATAGCGTTCAATAAGGTTGTCCATAGGTATCCAGCTTCTTTCGTCTATTTTACCATCTTTGATGTAGATGTCGTAGACCCCATAACTCCAGCCGGTCAGCGTATGTTTAGCATACTCCTCAACGTGTCCAGCCGGTAGGCTTGTCCCAAGATTGATGATTGTCAGAAACTGGTTGCCCATCTTTGGGAACGTCTTGTCCAATCTTTTGTGTGTATGACCATACACAACGTCATGCAAGGAGTCTCTGGCTATCTGATTTTCAGAGTACATGCCACCATACGCCTTGCCCATGACATTCAGCGGTGCGTGAGTGAACCCGACATCGCCGATAAAATAAAACTCCCCATAAGGGGAGTGCGTCCAACCGTAGTCGTCCAGTGTAGCAAACATCAGCTGGTCTAGAAGCTCGACCACCTCTGGGTTCCGGTTCGTGTATGACCATATGCGGTCTTCATGGTTGCCTAGCGTAACGTGCTTTGGAACATCAAGACCATCTAGCCCCTTATGGAACGCCCTTATGGCCTGTTGGAAACTAGCCATGTCTTGTTTGAAGGATGGCTTTTCCTTGCCCTTGAGAGTGTCGTTACGATCAAATCTGTTCAGAGAGTCGCATGTGGCGAAATCTCCTATCTGTATGATTTGATCTACCTGATTCTCCTTTGCGTATTTACCCATGGCGAAGAATCTAGTCTTGTCGGGCATATTGGGTCCATCGTGACAGTCGCCAATAGCGAGAACCCTTTTGGTGTCGTTGGGCCTAGCCCCCCTTTGCTGTAGCCTGAATACAGGCTTTAGTACAACCTTAACCTCATCCTTCGGTTTGGCTTCTGGCTGGTTCTTGAACTCAACCTCAGCCTGATCGTTGATGTATCCAAGCTCCCGGCACCGCCTCACCCTAGAGGTGAATGTGGTATATGGAACCCCGGCGGCACCGGCGGCTTTTTTTACAGACTTATTGTACTCGTAGAAAAGTCGAGCGGTTTCGCTTAACAACTCTTTGCTTATAGATGGCGCTGGCACAACACTATCCCCCAACAGTTGCGATGAGGGATTGTACCATGAATACGGCTATTTAGTAACCTTACGAACCTTTTCGTATGTACGAAGTCCGCCAAGCCCGAGCATGCCAAGAAGCACGGTCATAAGACTGTCCATGTCAAATGTTGGAAGCTCTGGGATATCCACCCCTGCGTATGTACACACAAACATGGTCATCGGTGCCAAAACAAAGTGCCATGCCATGGCAAAGCTCAAACACCAACCAAGGAACGGACGCCAGCCAGCAACAAACACAGACCTGTGCTGCGCCTCAGCCTTGTTAACCTCCACCTGTGCCATAGCCGCCTCATGAGCGTGCTTCTCTGCCATGGTGGCGATATCATGTGCCAGCTTCGCCTTTTCATCGGCGTCTGGAATAAACTTGTCTAGCAAGCCCGCAACCGGACCAATTAAAGCCTGTAACATCGATTATTCTCCCTTTGATTTCTTGCTCTCTTGCCCCATCCAGATTCCGAATATGCCTGTCATAACACCCATAATTACAGACACAAATGCGCTCTGTTGCATCGTGGGATCTTCCAAGTGCATGAACCATTCTGCACAACGCCACGACATGGCAATACTGCAAATCATAGTAAGCCTTGCAACGATATTATAGGCAATTAGGTTCTTGATAAAGCTCATTTGTACTAGGATACAATTTTGACGGTACCAGAATCATTGTACAGCGCACCAGACTCAAGGCCCGTGGCGCTTGTGGGAAGCTCCGTCAGGGTTAGCTTTGTGCCCCGCATCTGTCCGGGGTTTCGCTCTTGCTCAATGAAGATCTCAAGGGCGCGAATAAGGTCTTGCATGTATCTGGCCGAATACTCGGAGGTAGGCTCAGGCAGTCTGGGTGGCGCTATCTGATTAGATGACATTAACGCCTCCCATCTGGCTTCATATCAACCCGTGGGCTGCCCAGTTTCCATTTTGCGCCAAGAGCCTCTGACTCAATCCTCATGGCAAAGGATCTGCCCCTGCTTCTCAGGTGCAGCTGCTCGGTAAATGTTTCCACAGGAGACGCCTGTGTTCGAGCGGTTACTCCCGATGCTGTGTTATCGAAATCTGCGCCGGGGAAGTTTCTTGATTTGATCGTAAAGATGGCTTGGGGGCTGCTCAGTTGTGTTGACCCCGAGAAGGTGAGGTCGGGAATCACGCGCCTGATATAGGTGAAGTGATCCCCATCACCGATGTCCATTGCGGCTGATTCTATGAATGAGTTCATAGCGGTGCCGTCATCGTCGTAGCCAAGCTCGTGGTTATAGAGATACGAAGAAGAGGCCGCTATTGGGAAACTTCTGGTTCCTCTGTCAATCCATCCGGTTCTTGAGAGATCGCCAAAATACCAGATGGAATCAGCATAGTTGTATATAACGTACCTATCGTTATCGGTGCTTCCGGCAGAAGGGTAAAACCAAAACACCTCAGAAAACTCTGAGTTTATTCCCGCGACAACTTTATCGTTCTGCTCAAGATTGAAGTCCAAGAAGACCTTGTCTTTTACAGAGCATGGTAGCTGCTGTGTCTGACCCGCATATGTATAGAAGTTGTCGATGCCCATCCAGTAGACAACATCCTCTGTGGCAACCGCAGAGTTTGGCCCCATGATAGTAATGTTGGACGCAAGCTGCTGGAGGCCAAATGTAAATGGTGGGCCGATGAACCGCATGGAGTTTAGGGCCGTATCTGTCCATACGAGGATCTCTCGCTTTGTTTCGACAGCCTGAACAAACGTGGAGCCTGCGCCCAGCTTTAGGTCGCCAGCGGTGTTTGTGCTGGTTGGGAACCAGTCAATAGCATTCTCTTGGGATGAGAACCTTATGAGAAGAGGATCTTGCGTTCCGTCGCCCTGTGTCGCTGACGAGTTTGCGCCAAGTCCGTCACACCCAAAGGCAATCACATGGCGGTCTTGATCGGAAACAAGAACCTGTTTGGCGACTTGAGGCACGCTAGTTTTGGTTCCGGTTGTCGTGGAAAGCTCCACTGCCCTTGCCGACGTGGTGCCAGTTTTATCCCAGTAGTAAATATTTGAGTCACGAGGATTGATAATCAGATCCTCACCGAAGTTATCGTGCGACCACAGACGTATTTGGGTTGTGGTGGTAAGGCCATTGGGTTCAGCGTCGCCCCAGCCCGCCCTACCATATGTGCCTGCACCCCAACCGGTGCCGCCAACAACTGTGTCTAGGCCAACATTGATCTGATACTTCGCAACTGTACTAGAGCCGCCGCCAGCGGAAACGGTAGATGTTGCAGCAGACGAGACGACGATTTCATAGTTGTCAGCGTCGATAACACGAATAATCTGATGCTCGGCGTTGAGTGTGTCGGCTGTGACACCGCCTACCGCTACAGCAGAAGAAAAAGTAACAAAGTCACTTTCAACCGCGCCGTGCCCGGTATGGTTGACATTAATGGTGGTCGAGCCATTGGTGGTGTCGAATGTGGTGTCGCCCGCACTCGTAGTGAGCCGAAGGGGCGTTATGTCATTAAATGCTCCGCCCTCTTCGATGTAGTATTTAAGGTGGGTGCCAATGCCCAAATAATCAGAGCTGTCAAGAGCGATCCAGTTATGCAACGACCTTGCGGAGCCTTGATAGGTGTTGGAGCTATACTTTTCCCAGCCGCCAATTTTTTCAGGATACCCGAAGCGGAAGCGAATCTTATCGCAATCTCTCCATCCGCCCTCATTGGAGTAAGATGTGATCTCTCTGTTTATGCCGGGTTTAAATTGTATTTTTTGAAGAGGCATTTCACATCTCTATTAGTTTTTTAGCGGCCCCCGACTTGATGGCCTCTATGGCCTGACTGACCTTATTTGACTCCACCATCTCATTCCGAAACGACTCGACCGCCGCCCCAGTTTGCCTAGACTGCTGTGCGTTCTCTATGAGAAGAACGGGTAGCCACGCCACAGCGCATCCCCACTCCTCTGTAGGCTGGCCGTCGTTTGGGTTTGTACCCGATATCTTCATAAACCACGCACAGTCGAACTGACGGCATGGGTTGAACTTGTCCATTGGACAGTTCTGTTTCACTTCCAGCTTCATCAGTTTTTCTGAGCAATGATGATATCGACGTACTGAACGTCGAGATTGATTGCTGTGCCTGTAAATGTGGACGTAGCGGAGCCTGAGAAGCCGTGGTTGTGACCCTGACCGCCACCAGTGTTGTTGATGGTCAAAGGTGACGCTGATGCACGACCACCACCCCGTGTATCGCCAAAGCCTAGTGGCGTCTGGGTGGTTGTTCCGGTTGTCGGGTTGAAGTCTTCTCGCTGCTGCACGACACCTGAGTGATTGTGTGCTGGCATTTGAGCGATGGTCAGCGTGTGACTTGCCACAGAACCGCTAATAGACGTGCTAACTGAGCCAGCGGGCGTGATATTCGAGAAAGCACTGCTGAAAGCGTTAGAGCCGCCCGTTGTGACGGTTCCTGAGACCACACGCAGTGCCTTGTCGTTGTGAGTTGTGTCCTTAGTCCAGCCGGTTGGAGCGGCGGTCTGCTGAAACAGCATCTTAGTGCCGGAGGCGAATACAGCCGTGTCTGCCAGCTTTGCAGCAGTGACTGCGTTATCTGCGATCTTGGCTGTGGTAATCGCCGAGTTTTCAATAGACGCGGTGTCCACAGTCATTTTTGTAACTACAGCGCCAGAACCGGCACCGTCAGCAAAAATCCAAGCAAACGCTCCTGCGGCTACGGTTGCATTGCCGCCTGAGCCTTGCGTGAATATCGCCGACTGGCTCGTATTGTTATGAACAAGATAGGCCTTATCTTGATCATTCGGACTGATCGTAATTGTATTCGCGCCCGACGGAGAGCCGCCAAGCACGAGAACTTTGTAATGACCGTCAGCCAACGCGCCGTCTGTACTGCTCAGGGTGTGGGTTGTACCCGACAGCGTAATGGAACCGACACCGCTCAAAGCGCGGTCTATAATGTCAAAGTTTGTGTTGGTGGTCGCGCCCCAAGTTCCTGACTGTTCGCCAGATCCGGGTTTCTCAATACCACTGTTAGCCGTGTAAGTGGATGCCATTTACTTCACCATTTCCGTCCATGTCTCGATTGTATCACCAGCAGACACCTCTGACCATGTGTCCCCAGTGTGAGTTATCTCGGACCATGACTCCACATTTGTACCCGCGTCTAAATTTTCCCACAGCAGCTGACCTGCTGTTGTTTTGCTGAAGGCGAAGATGACATCGTAGTCACCAGAGAAGATGCCGATAGCAGCTGACGTTTGCAGGAACGTGCTGCTCATGGTCTGGTCGGCTTCTTTCACGATGTTCGCCGCCGCCGTCTCTATGGAGTCGCCGATCTGCGTGGACAGACCCTTGGCAATTAAGTTGCCGTCGCTGGTCTGCGTGAAGTTGCCAGACTGCTCGGACACACCAGACGCAATTAAGTTGCCGTCGCTGGTCTGCGTGAAGTTAGCCGACTGCTCGGATACGCCGGTAGCTATCAGTGTCTGCGTCGAGGTCTGATCAAACTGCGAGATCATGTCGGCGTCGGTCTGACGGACACGAGTTGCATCCAACGACTGCAAGAAGTTGGCATCAAGCGTTACAACGCCAGCCGCCGTGCCAGCCGCAAATGCAGAAAGCACCGAGTCGCCAATCATGTCCAACGACGCTGGCGATATGAAGTTTTGCGAAGTGGTCTGCGTGAAGTTGGCGTCAAGCGTCTCGGTGCCGAACAGGACGATTCCCTGATCAGCTATTGCCCTTTCCGAGATGCCGTGGACGCCGAACATCAGGCCGCTATTTCCATGAGCGTTAAGGTAGATTGCCCTGCATCACCAAATGGCCTGTTTACATACATAGTGCCGCCGCCAATCTGACCAAATCGAACATTGTAGGCGTATGTCGTCCCTGCCGTATGCCCGCTTGTGAAAAGAAACGACCCTGAAAATCCAGCCCGGACATCACTTACACTATAAAAGGCATCTCGACCTATATCCTTCACAACTGAATCATCTTTGAATATTTGAAATAAAAATCTACCGTCATTTGTGCTAGTAGAAATTCCTGTGATGTCAAACATCACAAGAAGTTTGCTGCTGCCTTTCATGGTTATACTTGCATCAGTGCCAAAAATGTCAATTCCGGCACTGTTGCTATTTGACCGAGAAGTTCCGTCGCTAACGCTCACAACCTGCAATACGCTCCCCGAAGGGAGGTCGCCATGCTGTATTGCGTCACTCTTTAGCTTTGCTGACGTAATGCAGTCATCAGCCAGATTCGCTGTTTGAATCGTGGTGTTCGTCCCCAGCAGGTTTGCAAGATTACGGGCGTTACTCATCTGTTACTCCGGCTTCAGAGGCCACACGACAGTGTCGAGGGACTGATAGGTGTTGGTAATGTCACGCAGCGCCTGACGGTAGTCCCGCCGTGCCTGTGACATGGTCAGATCCGAAGAGGCCCACCAATCTGTCTCGGCGATACGGCGGTTCCGCTCGGCACGAAGCAGCTTCAGCGGCTCGGCAGCATCAAGCTCGGCCTTCTTTGCAGAGACCGTGGTCCACGATACACCCCAGTTGTCAGGGTTATCGGACTCGACTGCACTGCCGTTCTCGTCCTCGCCGATAATTCGGCGGAACATGGCGTTGAACTCATCCTCTGTGGTCGGCTCACCACGAAGCACCCACTGTTCGTCAGGGATGATAGCTACGATTGCGTCTGCTACTGTTGCCATTTTACCCAGCTATTTCCTGCGCCATAATAAATGAAACCCCACGTTCAAGACCTGTAGCATCGGAATCGCCAACAGTCCTGTTTAAATACCATGTTCTGGTGCCATTCTCAGCAAAAGCTACTTTATAGTTTATGGTTGATGTGGTCGAAGGTGTGTCGAAATAGGTGTAGTAAGCATTTTCTGGAGTCGAGTTAGAATTGTTAGCATGGTAGGTAAGGTTTGTTCCCATCTGCACACCTACGTTTCGACTTCCAGCAGCCGGAGCAGATAGCTTGGTGCTATCCCGCAGGAAAAACCAAGTGCTATCCCATGCTGCCCCATCTGCACCCCATTCACCCGTAACCCCTGCTGTAAGCATGATTGTTGAAGATGTGGACAACGGAGTAATATTTACGTTAAGTGGTGTAACGGTAGTTGTAGATAAAGCACTTCCAGAAGCGTGAGTGCTTGTAGCTGTTACTTGTGTATATTTTATTTGAATGACACCACCTGCGGGGGGAAGAACTAATCCACCAGATGGGTTTTGGATTTCGGAGACTTTCAGTATGCTGCTCATTGGGCAATCTCCATTACACTAATGGTTCTGTTGTCACTGCCCGACCAAGACATGCTAAATGTGCCTCCAGCGGAAACGGCAACACGCAAGCCCAGACGCATCGCTGTTGTTTGACCAGCGGTGTTAATTGTCATAATAGGCCACTGGGGCCAACGGTCTGTGGAACCCTGACCAAAATTATAGTGATTACCTGCAATATAACTATTGCTACTCCATTTGACGGGTGTCGCTGGTAACTCGTCATATATTGAAAAACGCCCATACCCGTCCGCATCGTTGACATTTGAAGTCAAAGTGGCAGACCAAATTAGCAGACTGTCACTATACTTTGGCGTGATGTCCACATACCAATTTGTAATCGCAGTGTTGCTATTAGAGTTCGTTGTAAATGTAGTGTTTGTAAGGTTCTTATATTGCACTTGAACCACATGCCCCGGAATAGCTACCCCGTTGCCGCTGGTCTTTTCGTTGATGGTGTCTACGAATAGTGTACTCATGTCAGCCTACCAGTTGTCCGCGAAAATATGAGTATCTAAAATTAGTATCGCCATACGCGTCCGTTCCGTTATCTGACTTTACAAAAAGAGATATGTAATCACTGACGGCTAACGTGACATAAAAACAAAACTCGCCATTTGTGCCGTATGAACTACCCTCTGTCTGCATCCTAAACTCATAATTATTGAGACTGCTTCCATTCTTGTACGGTCTAATTCTATACACTGTGTCGATGTAATTACCGAGGATAGTCGTCGCGAAACAATACGTCCCCGCAATAGGCGCAGTAAATCGACCTGTTGATGTGCTGTAGTGGCTCCCCACATTTACCTGAGCATTACTGAAAGCTGTGGTTTCAACATAACTGGTTGTCATAGCGATGTTGGCATCAGCGGTAGCGAAGAATATTGGCCTTGCTGGAAGCAGAACGCGCCCCGAGGAATCCACAGTCAGTCCATCCGTCGTGCTACCCGTCGCCCTAATCTTGTCTACATTTAATATTGAAGCCATACGCGCCTCACAGGATTGTCAGATTGCCACCGCTGGCAATCGTTACTGTTACGCCATCAGCAATCGTAAGTGGTCCGATGCCAAGGGCATTCTTTGTGGCGGCGATGGTGGTGTTCTCGCTGATAGTCTGGTTGCTGGTGCGGAACCCTGCCGTGTCCACCGTGGTGTTGGTAGTTTGAAACTGCGGTGCCGTAATCTCCCCCGCAAACGTGCCGCCAGATGCTTTGGAGACCGTGTCCGTCACAGTGAACGCGCGGTAGGCCCGAATGACGAGTTCGTCACTCGCCGCAGCCCCAGTCCCAAGTGTTATTGTGTCACCGTTGCTGGCCGTGAAGTCTGAACTGTCGAGGTGTACGCCGTTGAGGTAGACATCCACATCGTTGCCTGAGAAGGCCAGAATAGCGCCGTTGGCGTCGGCTCCGGTGAACGCTGTCTGGTTTGCGGTCGCAGTGTACTTGAACAACTGCATTGCAAAGCTGGTCGGCTGGTCTACAGCGCGACCAAAAAAACGCACCTGAATGATGTCGCCGTTGGCCGGTGCCGCCGAGAAGGTCAGCGTGTTGCCCTGTGCGGTGTATGCCTTCGACAGACCCGGTTCCTGAACGATGTTGCCGATGATGACGAGGATAGCCTCGCCCGACACGACGTTCTGCGCCAGCGTAAATGCTGTGGTGCTACCGTCGCCGGTAAAGGTCTGGAAGGTGATGTCACCTACGTTTGGATCTACGCCGATATAGGCCATTAGTCAGCGTCCTGAATTGTTAGGGTGCCAGCAGCGACCTGTCGCTGGATTTCGTCGTAGTGACGGTTTCCAGCTTGAATAGGAACACCAGTGTCTTTGCCTTCTATTGTAGCGTTGATGGCGTACTTGTTGCCGTTTTCGTCTTCTACATATTTTGCTGATGAAATGTTCATCTACAACTCCGCATCAAAAGTAACTTCTTGAGATTCCCACGAAGGAATAAATGTGTGTGTGCCCGAGTAAGTGCTGTTCACAGCAAGAACTATTTCATTAAATTGGGCATCTGCTTCAAACACAACAGGGCTACTCTGCGTACCAGAAAGAACACTTTGAAAGTTTGTAAATGAACCTCCATCGTCAAGTGTGACGGTTGGAGTTGCCCTCATGGAAACAGGAAAATGAACCTTGAAAGAAGTCTGTACATCGTGTCGTTTATAGCCGCCGATAAATCGGCTATTCCTGAACTCGACATAATACCTCTGACACAGAGATAGCTCTTCACCATAGCTGCGATGCTCGAACGGCGTGGCAGAGCCAACCTCAAGCTGAATCAACGCAAAATCAACACTATAAGTGTCACTTAGAGGCATCTGCAAATACACTTGAAGAGAATCGTCTCCGTTGGTGCCAAGCGTTTTGCCATTGATGCTATCGACATCAAAGGTATAGGTGATGCGCTGCCAAGACGTAGTTAAGTCAGCAATCTTAGTTGAATTTTCAACAACGACACCTGAACTGGGGCTTCCTCCAGAACCAAAATGCTGGAATATATAGGTCTTGAGTTCGAGTGCCTTACTTGCCTTAGCGTACAAAGACAGAGTTACTGTTTGCCCAGCCAGTGAACGAACACCTTCAATGTTCTGCTGAATATTGGGCATGTAATTTGTAGACTGCGTGGTTACGTTATGGCGAAAGTAAAACTTTGGCTCTCCCGGAACATCTGTTTGCCCTAGCGCAAAAGATTGCTGAGACATAGTTGCCGCACCATTATGAAAAGCTGCCGCCCACCGGTCTGCGGTTTGATACCCACCAGACGTAGACGAGGTTCCGCGTTGCCAAATCTGAAATTCACCGTTAATGAGTCGGTTTCTGGCACCATGCACAGAGGTGTCAGCAATCTGGTCCGTGGTAATCGTGTCGTCCGTGATGGACTTGGCTACAATTTTACTGAGCGGCATCCTGAC